TGGTGGAGATGCTGACGGCTTTGGTAGCGAAGTTACCGGAGTGGTACGTAAAGAACGCGTACAGCATACCGGTTATAAACGGAAAGTTCAACGAAATTGTCGCTTCTATACGGCAATCTAAAAAGCAAATGAATAATGAGTACAAAGAACGCATTACTCGCGATCTCACAGGGCAGTAGCCTGATGCCGGTAGAGCAGCAGACGGAATTGGTGAAGACCTACCTTCCCGAGAATCATCTTCCCGAAGTCAGGAATATGACCGCCGTGTCGCAGGTGCTTGCTAAGGGCGACACCTGTACGGCCTTGTTAGCGAAGCAAGTGGGAACCAAACGCATTGAGGCATTGGTGAAGCTCTACCTCGTGCGCCTCAACGAACTACTCGACCTGAAGCGGCCACTGAGCGAGATGGCCATAGACGAGATTGCCGCCACGCTGATGACCGGTCTCTATCGCAACCTCTCCCTGACCGACATTGCATTTGTGTTGCAACAGGCCGCACGCGGCGTGTACGGCGAGATGTACGAGAGCCTGAACGTTACTAAGGTTATGCGTTGGTTTGATGCATATTTCGAGGAGCGCGTCGCCGCCGCCGAGCGGATGAGCGAAGCCGAACGCAGTAAGCACAACAGCCTAATGGGACGAGATCGAAGCAGTGAGCAAGCCCAAGAAGATGGCTTCTCGGCCTTCAAAAAAGACTACGAAATAGCTCAATTAAAGCAACGAGCAACTCAACGTAAGGCGCAAGGCGGGCAAAACAAACCAAAAGCCGGAAAATGAATCTTCTCATTTTTAAAATTTTTAGGCAAGCTACCTAAGGCGCAAAAAAAGAAGTGTGACATGGTTTTTTAAAGAAAATAAACAGAAAAACCACATAGTAATAAAAAGTAATAAAAAGTAATATAAATTTTGTATGTTTGTATCGTCAGACTGTTACGAGAGAAATCTCGAAACTTTATTTAACGATAGGCACGCCCACCCGGGTGTCTTAACCGAAAGGCGGACATTCCATTCTCGTAATGGTCTGACAACCCGTCAGAGGCGTGCCGCATACATAAAATTGTCAGATTATGAATGCAACCCACAACCGCCGAGCTCAGGTGCAAAACGAGCCGCTGATTCCTTTTATAGAGGTATCAGGCAGAGAAGATTTACTTATCGATGCACGCACTATGCATGCGAATCTGAATGTGAATCATCGATTTAATGATTGGATTAACAATCGAATTCTTGAATTCGGTTTTGTTGAGAATCAAGACTTTTTGACTTTTACTAAAAAATCAGTAAAAGTATTTGGTCGTCCTTCAAAGGAGTTTCATCTCACTTTAGACATGGCAAAGGAATTGGCCATGTTGGAGCGTTCTGCAGTAGGCAGATCTATCCGGAAGTACTTTATCAACGCAGAAAAAGAATACCGTAGCAAACGGCTCTATGGCCAAGTAGCCACCATGAGCGAGATAAAAAAGAAAGTGCCCACCATGTCATTTAACGGAAGGCTGCTCTTTCAGTACCGCCCGTTGCAGAAAGCACTTGGTTATTCAACAAAAAGCTCTTTGAGCAACGTGCGCAGGTGCTACGACAGCCAATTGTGCATAGTTAACAGAGTTGCCTACGTCACCGAAGACTATGGCAAACTTATGATAGCCCGTGCAACGGCGAAGCACACAGGTGAAGATGTGAAACAAGCCCCCGCACTGCTCCCTCCAGATTTTGGTCAACTTAAACTTTCTGTCCAATGAGCCTCGAATCCACCATTGCCCGAGAGGCAATACGGCAATACCGCGCGCCGCGTAACTTGCGCAAGCGTTTCCTGGTCAGCGAGGGCGATCTGTTTACCCTATACAAAGAAGTAATGCAGGTACGCAAGATAGAAGAGCGCGAGGCGTTTTTGCAACGTTTTAAAACCCTCATGGAAGAATCTGTTCCGGTAAAAATGGTAAAACAGCAGAAAGGAGGCACGTCATGCCCGTGAGCCTAAACCACCGCACCCTGCAGGTGCAAAGCCTGTATGATTGCCTAACACCCGAGGACTATGTGTTGCGCATGCGTGCCATTATAGCGGCACTGTCTGAATCGCCGGCAGACTTGTTCTGTGATGAATATAGGTACCACTTACTATGCATCCTTGAGGACTACCTCCCCACGGAGGAACAAGCGAAGAAGTTCTTACAGCCTTCGACACACTAAACAAAAAACCCCGCAACACGGGGGTTTTTTATTACTGAAAAAGTGTTTAACTTTGCGTATGCACAGCGACAAAATCAAAAAGGGTATCAAAACAAACAAATTGTTGCGTTACCAGGCCATCAAAGAAGAGTACAATGCCCATAGGCGTTTGGGCACTCCTACCGCCGTTATTTGGCGCGAGCACATCTACCCAAAGTACTTCATCAGCCGCACCACGCTGTACAACATTCTCTGCACGTCTGTAAATAAGGAGCTGCAAGAAATGCACAACGAGCAGCTGTCTATGTTTTAAACATTGTGCAAGCCCAATGTGTACGTCATTTCATACTGTGTGATGCCGTCATCTCTTTTTCTTCTTGACAATTGGGTACGCATCAGGCCACCGCTGTAAGCCACAGGCTTGTACCCTTGCAGCAGGGCGTGAACCTGCTCTATGATTTCCCAGATTTGTCTGGCGTCGTCTTTTTGCCCTTGGGGAGCCAAGCCAGAAGTATTACTTAACTTGAGCGTGGCCAAGTGTATAACCACAGTGGCCGTGGCCATTTGCCTGTTCTCCGGCGCAAACCCGCGTTCACGGCCTATGTTGGTATAGAGTACGTTGCGCAATTCTATTAGGGCAACGGGCCACTTTACGGGAAAGTTGGGCGAGTAGTCGTCCAACTGTCCCCAATCTTCGTCTATGTGTTTCAGTAGGGCCACGGCGGCCAAACGGCTTTGGGTGTTTTCGATGATGAGCTTCATGGTTTGAGTTTTTGTTTAATTTGCTGGTCTAACTTTTGAGCCGATAGGTCTGCATTTTCTCTAACAATTTGATCTACCCGAGGGTGGTGGCCGATAAACCTGCGTTCCGGCATTTTGATAATTTTGCCCACGGGCATCAGGGCGAGGGATTTCCACTTGGCCGCTTCAACATTGAGGCGTTCGTTGCGTTGGTTTTGCCGTGGCGCACCGCCCTTGGTTTTTGTTATAGCCCCTGAAGCTTTGTAGAACATAGCCCAAAAGAAGCGTTTCATCTTGGCCGTGACGGTGATTTCGCCGCCCTCGTTGTGGATAGAAGCGTAGGGCAAGCTGCTTACCCAACTCACCTGCCCCGGGCCGCGTATGCTACGAATGCTCCCGCGCAAGCCTCCGCCACCGCGCACGTTGAGCAGGGTGCCTTTTGGGTTGAAGAGTTTACGCTTGTCCCACGGCTCATCGAAAAAAGCCTTACGCTCAAAATTACGGTCAAACTCTTGTGACAGGTCAACGTCTATGCCTTTGAGCAAGTCGTCTTGGAGGTCTTGGAGGTTCATTATTTTGTATATTTTTAGTGAATTAATTAAATAATCCTCGAGGCAGAGCCGTCAAGGTATTCAACGGAAAAAATTTTATTTTTAGTTTGATGAAAACCTTAGGTTTTCAAACTTTCCTTTAAACCCCGAGGCAGAGCCTCTGGGAATTCTATTGATTAAACATTAAACCCGAGAAGCTTTCTCCTCTTTTTGACTGATTTGTTGCATATTGAAAAAGTTTTGTATATTTGCAGAGTAATCAGTTGGAACAGCATCGGGTTGTATTCCCGTTTGAAATGGCCAACTGATTATTTTTTTATGCCTATTTTTACCCTTGGGCTATCACTGATGCTATAGAAATGCAATTGCCCTGTCTTTAACTCTCGAGCAATCAAAAATGAATTCTTACTCGCTATTTTAGTTTCAAATATGTGTATTTTAGAAACCATTTGATTTTTTTTATGATCTTCTTTAGCTCCCAAGTATTTAGAATTTTTGATTACTTCATCTATCCTCTCTAAAATAGAATTTTTCTCAGTGATAAACTCATGCGGTTGATTTAGAGCCTCTTTTATACCTTTAGTGGTAAAAGTTATAGGAGCGTTTAATTCCGGTCTTAAAACGCGAGCTTCAGACTTTACAAATTTATCTATAAGTGTTTTTCTTAAAGCTGAAAACTCAGGCTTATTATCGCTTACTTTTTCTACATGAGTAGAAACTTCCTCTGCACCCTGCACTCTTCTATACGGATGCTTAGGCGGGAAAATTACCTTTTGTTTACCTGGGTTAAACCGGAAGATAGACGATTTGTTTACACCGTCTTTACCGATTTGCGTGGTGGCTTTTTCGCCCTTTTGCGACGCTTCCAACGGGTCTGACCGTTTGTGGCTGCCGACCCTTATTTCTATGGCCGTGCAACGGCAGTTCCATCCGTTTGGCGGGTAGTAGCTGTCCCAAAAAGGATCTTCTTTAGGCAAGGTAGTGTTGTGCAGCACTTCATGTGATTGTCGCACACGCTCGTCGTCGGCCGTACGGTATTGCAAGTCAAAGTTGGGGTCATCATCCATCCGGTTCCATTTGTCTGCCATGGTAGCTGCCGCGTTTGAGAAATTGAACTCAGCTTCGAGCCAGGCAGAGTTGTAAGTTGACTGTAGGCGTTGAAAATCTTGCTCAAATTCTGAGAAAGATTTACGCAACCCGCGGTCGTTGGTGAGCAACCTTGACGCTTCGAAGAGTTGGGCGTGAGTCTTGAGTCCGGAAAACAAAAAGACGTCCTCCTGCAGAGATTTTCTCAAGGAGCCATCGACCACGTTGTCTGTAACCGTTGGCTTTAACACGGCATTGGTGGCCTCTATGAGCTTTTTGTACTCTTTGACTTTTCCTAAATCTTCCGGTTTGTAGCCTTTTCGTTTGAAAAGGCATTCAAAGGCTTTCAGGGCAGTCTGCAGTACTTTTTCGCCCGGTTTGCCCAAAGCTAACGAAGCTTCTTGCTGCTTGATTTGGCAACCGCATGTACAGCCGGGACCGTGATACAATTCGTGTAGCGAACTGTGCAGCATAGAAAAGTAGTTCGGCACAGCCCGCCCGGTTATGGACGGGCTTAGTCGAAAAAAGGGCTTGGACTAAATGCTGCTTGAACTTGTTGTTTTGTACCGGTAACTTTTATACCAAAAGTATCTGCCACCCACTCAGGGTCAACTTCAAAATAAGGCAATGCTTCAGAAGTCATTTTCCAAAGCTGTTCCAAATCCTCTGTTTCGGGATAGGAGAAAACAAGCCCGTCCTGAATTACGCCTATGCGAACCAGGGCTGGCAGAACCACGTCATTTAACTGCTGTTCAATGAGTGTTAAATCTGAATTTACTAACTGCTGAAGAACTTCGCGCGCAGATTCGTCTTTAGATCTACTACCCATGGCTGTGTCTTGACCTATTATCGCACCCGATATGAGCATAGATAGCTCATTGTTGCTAAGTTGAATGAGTCCCTTATAAACTTCGCCGGTTGTGGTTGTACCTTCAGCAAATTCAAAGTTCTCGGAGTCGTCGATAATGAACCAGGCAGCTGCCCCTTGATCTATGAGCATTTTTTCTGCTCTGTTGACCATTACGCGGTCTTGGGTGTTTGTTTTTAATACTCTGGGCGGTATGCCGAAGATTTCACACAGTTCGCTCCACGCACTTTGTGCGAATCTTTTAAAAAGTACATGGGGAGCTGCACTGTTAATGAGCCCTAAATCCCTGTTGTCGCCAAATTCTAATATCCAAGTACCGTACTCTCTGAGCTCTCTGTAAGGTACAAACTTGCTGTCGTCTGTATAGTCCGGGAAGAATTTACCGGTGCGAGGTTCTATATTTTGCCTCCTGAAAAGTGCGACCGCCGGTTTGTCCTGATCAAATGACAGCTCTATCATGGAATGGCCGTAGAATCGGGAGTCTATAATAGCCCTGATGATATCGCTGAACCACTTAGCCGTTTGCAGGTTTTTTGTGACTTCATCGTTTACCTCTCCTGTGGAAGTGCTGAGCATAAAACTTTGACTCAATGACATTAATCTGCGATTTTCTATTTGGCTTGTAAGCAGAGAGTCTAAGGTCACTTCGTCGTATAAGTTATACAGCAGGTGTCTTCTTGGATCGTCTGCGTTGCGTGCCATGTTAAGTGCCTGGTTCCAATTAAGAACATCCATGCGTGTTCTCGAAAGGCTTTTCTCTACTATCTTAGGGGTTTGCTTACCCACTTTTGCGCTGTGTTTGGTTTCCATTATTAATAATCGTGGTTAAATTTTTTACGAGAACCAAAAGAAAATGGCTGTGCATCAACATCTAATGATAGATCCTTGGTGGGAAGCGTAGATAGGTTTACATCGCCCTTTGCCAACGCTTTAAGCCAATTCACCGCACGATCATAGCGTTCTTTGGCCTGCTCATAGATGATATCAGCATTGCTGAGCTGCACGATCCACCATTTTGCAATTGTTTTTGTAACTTCTAAAATGAGTGCGTTTCTCTCTGTTCCTGTTGCGGATAGAATGGCATCAGCATCATAGACGAATCTACCGTCGTAAAACTCTTTTCTATCGTTAGAGGTAAGATAGCTGCGCACTTCTTCTTCAGCCGCTGCCAAGGCTTGAAGCACTATGTCGTTATTGCCCTCTGTAATTTGGTCTATTTGATAGCCGTACATGGCTGAAGGCATATCTCCTACTGTTAAAAACATAGCTAATATTTTCTTGTTATTCTTTTACCTACGCGATAAAGCGTGTTTTTTCGTATAATGTTGTTCTTAATCAGCCAACAACCGCCTTCTAAAGCATCAGGGCCGTCTATATTTTTGGCGTTGATAGAGACACCAAGCATCTGCTCTTCCATGCGCTGCATGTGCGGGTTGGTCTTTTCTGTTGCATTAAATATCAATAAACCCATTCGATTGATTGGTTCAAGCGTGCCTTCAACTCGGAAAAACTTATCGGGTTTTCTCCGTGTATCGGGTGTTATGGGCAAAGCTTGACCTGTTTGGTTGGCCTTTTGGTAGATAAGTGGGAGTATTACTTGTTCGTAGAAAGGGTCTTGCAGTGCGTTATTCTCAACATATATTCTATATGTATCAACTTTCTCTGCCTTCATGTAGTTCTCGGCTTCGTAAAGCCAATCTACAAAGGTGGCGTTGGTACATTGGTCAAGCCTCACCCAATAGAGGTAATATTTGAGTTTATGGTAGCCTACCACTAATACTGATTTTGTGCTTCCGCTACCTTTGTCTTTGTTGCTCGTTGCGGGGTCTGAATAGACTACTACCGCTTCACAGCATTTAAGTTTCGGACAAGACCCGTAGGTAATTTCTTTAAAAACATCACCCTCTGAAATGGGGTTATTGAAGTACTCTTTTTGCGCGGAGTTGTAGCTGATGGTGGACAATACTCTGTCTATTTGCGCTTCGCTGTTTTTATCTGGCCATACGGATTTTCCGGTTTTGTCTCGTATGTTAATGACCTCATGTTTATCCGCCTTTTTGGCTAACTCGGTCACGCAACAATACTTGGCTATGATGTTTCCACAGACGATAAGCAAAAGAGGGTTAGATATAGATCGCGTCGGGATGAGTGCCTCCTCAATCCATTTTAGTTTTTGCTTGATACGATCAGGATTTCTACATTCCTCGTCGGTGTCTATATCGTCTATAAGAATGGTGTCGGGTCTGTATTGCTCTCTACGCGTCCCTCTGGGGCTTTGCCCTGCACCCAAAGCACGAAAAGACACCCCGTTTTTAGTGGTGAATTCACCGTTTTCCCATTGGCCTAAAGAAGGCTGTGGCCCGTAATCTTGGGCAATGCGTTTATTGTTCTCGAACTCTGCTTTATATGGTAAGAGCAACCGTTCTGCATTATCATAAGAATTGGAAACCAAAATAACGTTGCGCTTTTTCCCCCTTAGGGTTAGGTACATTATTTCCATCATAGTTCTCGCGGTCTTGGCTAACTCACGAGACCATGAGCGCACTTCATACCATTCAGGATGGTTTAGAATTCTCGTGCTTGCACGTTTGTGAAACGGCGCAGGGTTACAGCTGTAGTAATGTGGAAAATAGTAAGCAAACCATTCTTCGGGATTAGCCTCGAGCTTTTGAATTCTTGAAAGCCTCTCTGTAGGAGACTCGTTGAGGTTTACGGGAGTTTGCCTGTCTATGGCCGATTTAAAAGCCTGCCATATTTTATCATATTGCTTCTGTTTACCAGTCATGACAGTAGGGTTTGAATATAGGCATCAAAGTGACGCGTGATGAGTTGGGCCAGTGAAGTGTCATTTGCCGCAACAAATCGGATGAATTTCATGGCGACTTCAACGGTTTCGCCCGCCCCGGTTTCGTTTTCTAACTTTTTAATAGCTGTAGCCAATTTGACTAACATGTCGGTCTCCTTGGTGGTAGCCATGCCGTTTTCCCTTTTTTTAATCTCGCCTTGCAAAAGTTCTAACTGTTTTTGTAAATTTGCAATGATAGAATGGCGAGTCGCGGCGAAGCTTCGCTTAAGGTCGTTCCATTTATATATCTTGACCCATCTGCCGACCGTTTTCTCTGTAACACCTACTCGCTGGGCAACATCTTTTTGAGACAGCCCTTCCTTAACAAAGAGTAATTGGGCATGTTGCAGCCGTATTTCTTTTCTTGCAGCCATCTTTTTTAGGCAAAATGACTATTTAATTACCATTATTAAAAAGGTCGGTAAAGCAAGTTTACAAATCTGCAAACCCTCATGACACTTCCTTTGGCGGCTTATTTAATTGGCTGAAATTTGCTGAAAAATTACAAGTAAATCTAAGCCTATGCCATTTGTGCTCAATGACGACAATTTTGTAAACACCTACGGGTTTTCGGTAGCAACTTCGGGTATAGACCTATCGGCATTTACCGAAAATCCGGTGATGCTTGAGTCCCATAGAAACGATGCCGACCACACCTTAGGCCGTTGGATAAATTTAACCGTTGAAGAATCTAGGCTTTTGGCAGACCCTGAGTTTGACTCTGAGGGCGAGAGGGTACAGATTGTAAGCGGTAAGGTAGAGAGAGGCTTTATTAAAGCATCGAGCATAGGAATTACCTTCAACCCTGACAAGTTTCTTTTGGTAGGTGGAAGGCTTATTCTGACCGAGTGCAAGTTACTAGAGGCGAGTATTGTACCTGTGCCGTCGAATGCCGGAGCCATTGCGCTATTCACGCCTGAAGGCCGGCCTCTTGATGAGGACGAAGTAAAGCAACTCTGCCTTGAAGCAAAGCAAACAAAACCTGAAAAAAACGATAAAATGAAAAAATTTCAAATTTCGCTCGCTGCCTTAACGGCGTTGGGCGTTACAGAACCGGAGCAATTGGAAGACGCACAACTGTCTGCTAAGATTGAGGCTTTGGTATCTTCAAATGCGGCTTTGACAGCAAAGCTGAAGCAACTGAACGATGCTGCCGAAGCAGACTTGGAATCTAAAAGAAATGCTCTTGTTGAGCAAGCTATTAAGGAAGGCCGTATTACGGCAGACAAAAAAGAAACTTTCCTAAGCCTTGCCAAGAACGATTTTGCGCTTGCGCAAGCTACGCTTGATGCGTTGCCCAAAAAGCAAAGTTTTGCCGGTACTGAACAGCCTGCCGGAACGGAGACAATGACGATGGAGAAGTTCCAAAAGCTTAGTGCCACAGAGCAAGTTGCATTTAAAAATGCAAACCCGGATTTGTATAAACAATTGATCAACTCAAAAAAATAAAACACCATGCCAGCTAATTTTCCAGAAATATGGTTAGATCGGGTCATTCATAACCTAACTACTGCAGACGTTGCGCCATTCCTTGACGGTATCCCCGAATTGGACACCGAAGTCATAGAGCTCGGCCAAGGTACGGCGACAGAAGCAAATGCCATCCATGTACCAACCACCGACTTTGAAGTCGACGTGTTGATTAACAACAACACTTATCCAATTCCATTGCAGGCCTACACGGACTCTGAAATCATCATTAATCTCGACAAGCTGCAAACTAAGGTAGTAACTATCTCGGATGATCAGGCGATGGGTGCCTCTTACGACAGGATTGATGCAGTTACACGTAAACCTGTTCAGGCAATTACAATTAAAAAATTTGCAAAGGCAATCCACGCCATTGCCCCACAGGCTGACGGTGCAGATACCCCTGTAATAGAAGCCTCCGGTGCTGCAGATGCCAATGGCAGAAAAGCGCTCTTATATAAAGATTTGGTTGACCTGAAAGGCAAGCTTGATAAAATTGAAACTCCGGTAGAGGGAAGGAGATTAGTGCTTAGTACCGATCATTGGAACGACCTGCTGAAGGATCGCGACAACTTTGGAAATTTGTTAATCGATTATCGGGAGGGCACAACTGCGCCACGCATCGCCGGCTTTGATATTTATCAATATATCAACATGCCGCACTACGACAATGTGACTAAGGCCAAGAAAGCCTTTGGCGCTATCCCCGCGGCTAACGACAGGATTGCTTCTGTAGCGTTTTTTACGGGCAACATTGCTAAGAAAACAGGCTTGACCAAGCAGTATTTTGTAGATGCCAGACAAGACCCGGAAAACCAAACCAACAAGTTGGCTTACCGCCACTATTACATAGCACTGCCATTCAGAGCTAAGTACATAGGCGCAATAATCTAAGAATCGTGTCTGACGTTCTTCTAAACATATTGCTTGCTTTTGGTACCGGCGCAGCAACTTGGTTTTTTGCAAGGCGAAAAAACCTCGCAGAAGCCCGCGCAAGCGAAATAGATAATGCGCAATCTGCCCTGAAGTATTATAGGGACATGCTTGACGATATTACGTCGAAGTATAAAGAGTGTGTTATTGAGCTTGACAATGTCAGAAAGATTATGCGAGAGTTAGAAGACAAGATAGATGTTTTGGCCGGTGAAAACAGGCAATTGCTCGAAGAACTCAAGAAGTTTAAGCAGCTAAACGGAAAACAAGTATAAACCCTAAAAATCAATAAATGAAAAAGTTATTTCTCATCTCGTTTGCCTTCCTGTTTTTGATGGCATTCGCAAACACCCACAATCATGAAAAAACTGATTACAATGCTGACGGCAATGATGATGTTGCTGTCATGCTCCTCCAAAAAACCGGTAATTCAGAAGGAATTTATCAAGGTAACGGACACTACCTATGTTACGCAGACCGTCAAGGATACGGTATTGATCGTGAGACCGGCAGACACGGTGACCGTTACTCTGCCAATGCCGAAGGACGACACGATTATAACCCGGCGAAGCAAACAGGCGAGCTTAAATTTACAGATACGTTCAGGGAAAATAGAAGCGACTTGTACTTGCGATTCTCTAAAGGCCAAAGTAAAGCAATACGAAAAGACAATAAAGACACTTCGCTCAAGATTGGAGCAAAAACAAATACCCGTTATTACAAACGAGCTCAACTCTTGGCAGCGCATGTTTTACAATATAGGCTTAATAGTTACACTGCTTCTCCTTGGGGCGGGAATTTGGAAGATCATTTCAAAAAGATTTAGTAATGGCTAAATCAAGTAAGACAACTGCCAAGACAGCAGGCAGAAACGTAAGTAAAAACCTATGCGGGCCAATACGCTGTAACAAAAAAGGCCCGCGCAAACCTAAAAAGTGAGTCATGAAAGCAGAACAAATTTTTAAGCAGTACCCAAAGTTAGACAGCTTCTTCGAAACCTCTGACGGTGCTCAATTCTTTAACGCCAACGATGCTTCAGCGCACGCGCGCAACCTTAAAAACAAAAAGGTAAATGAAGTGAAACGTCCTGAGGCAAAACCTGAAGCTGCAGGAGCTGAAAAGTCCGAAAAAGCTAAAACCGCTTAATCATGTCACCTATACCAAGCGTAAAAATCACGTTCGAGAACGGCAACATAGGCGGCTCTTTGGCCACTCCGGACGGTGTGTTCGGTATGATTTTGCCTATGGCTTGGATACAGCCCTCGAGCGCATTGATAAAAAGCCTTAGCGATGCCGTAGGCTTAGGTATTGACCAAGTAAACCATCCTCGTGCCTACAGGGCATTGAAGGAATTTTATGATGAGGCCGGTACAGGTACTAAGTTGTGGATTATAGGTTCAACTGCAGGTTCAGGCAGTAATTATATGTTGTCAGTATCTGCAGCTGCTAAACTGATGAGCGATTCTAATGGTGAAATCAGCATGATATTCGACGTTTACGATCACAACGTCAGCACAATTCTCTTGCTGAACACGCAGGGCATAGAGCAGGACATTGTTGGCGCAATATCTGCTGCTACCGCTTTTGCCGAGAATTCCATATCGGTCAATAAGAAGCCGGTTGTCGTGGTTCTTGAAGGCTATAACCCTAAGGTAAAGGCAGACGGCACTATTGACACGGCTGCGCTTATCGATCTGACTCAACAAGGCTCGAACAGAACAGTAGTTCTTCTTGGAGGAGAGTTGCCGGTAACTTCGGCAACAGAAAACGGTTTGGGAACAGCCATAGGCACTTTGGCCGGCCGGTTGGCCGCTATACAAGTGCAACGCAATATCGGTAGAGTAAAAGATGGGCCCGTAAAGCCTCAAGCAATTTGGCTTGGCGATAAGCCTGCAGAAGCCAATGATTTGGATGCCATTCATGAGAAAGGTTTTGTAACCTTCAGGCGCCACATTGGCAAAGCCGGGTACTTCTTTACCGATGATCCCACAGCCACTTTGACCACAGATGATTTCCGTTTTATCAACCGCCTCAGGGTGATAGACAAAGCGTATCGCATTGCTTTTGCAACGCTTACGGAGTACATCCTTGACGAAGTACCATTGAACGCCGACGGCACCATCAACGCTATTTTTGCAAAGAGCATAGAAGGACACGTTGAGCGCGAATTGGTTCAACTCATGACCTCAAACGGCGAACTCTCGGGAGACCCTCAAGACAACGACGACAATGGTGTAGTCGTTCAAGTGGACACTACTAACAACGTGGCTCAAGATTCTATTATCAACGTAGTTCTTAAAGTAAGACCTTTCGGCCACGCGAGGTTCTTTGAGGTAAACCTTGGTTTTGATATTAACGCTAACAATTAAGAACTATGGCATTTAACAGTAGAGAATATGAATGGGCAGACGTAACGCTCATTTTGGGTGGCAGAGACCTGATAGGTATCCGGGCCATCAAATATACCGAGAAAATAGAGCGCGAGCCGGTTTACGGCAAAGGACGTTTTCCGCATGCCATTCAATCCGGTAATGCGAGCTATGAAGGCGAAATCAAGCTATTACAGAGCGAATATGAAAGTCTTGTGGCCTCGGCTAAAGGCAAAAGCATATTGTCGCTTTCGCTTGACTGCTTGGTTGCTTATGGCAACCCCATCGAACTTAACGCTTTGGTGACCGACCGCGTAGTCGGAATGCGATTCACGGAGGCACCCAAAGGATTGAACCAAGGTGATAAATTCATGGAAATCACCATTCCATTTATAGCCCTTAACGTCAAAAACCAAGTCTGATGGCAGAAGTAACTGAAGAACAAATTGCCGAGTGGAAAGAAAAATACGGCGAAGTGTATAAGCTGAAGGTAGAAGATGCCGTGTGTTATCTTAAAGAACCTGATCGCAAAACGCTCAGCTATGCAACAACGGTAGGGCAGAAAGACCCGATGAAGTTCAACGAAATCATGCTGAATTCCTGTTGGCTTGGTGGTGATGAGATTATCAAGACCAAAGACAGCTACTTCTTGTCTGCCAGCACTAAATTGGCTGAGTTGATACAAATCAAGGAGGCAACGTTGGAAAAGCTCTGAAGGCTGCCGAAGTACAAGACCATGAGTGGATAAGGATTATCAACGCGCAGTTGATGCACTATCTGCACATAGCCCACACGGACAGCCTGAGCGATGCGGAGTGGGCTATGCGTTTTAAAGAATTGGAATGGATCAGGAGAAAAGAAGCCGGAAAATAAACCTGTTTTCGAGCTATTTTGAATTTATGTTAATAATTGCATTTACAATGGTTGCTAACATTACGATTCCAAAGACAGATACAAATATGATATCAAGAGTGGGCATTATGCGTTGATTTTTAAACAAATATATGGATATTTTTAATTACATACTAAAAATAACTACTAATGCTGATAAAGTTACTGCAAGTATAGATAAGCTCGATGCAGGAATGGTCAACATACGGAAAGCATCTGTTAACGTTGATAAAGCTTTTGGAAATTCGTTTAACAATATCGAAAACAACCTGAGGCGAATCAGTTTTACATCTTTGATCCAACAGGTAAACGCAGTTGCAGATGGTCTAAATTCATTAAACACTCCTGGGCTTGCTTTTGATTCTTCACTTGCCGATCTTCAGGCAATTACTGGTGTTACAAATAAAAAACTCAAAGAGCTTTCAAACAATGCGCGTGACAACGCAAAAACCTTTGGCGGGTCTGCAGCGAATAGCGTCGAGAGTTATAAACTGATACTATCTCAACTCAACCCTGAAATTGCCAAAAGCCCGGAAGCCCTGAAAGCAATGGGTGAATCCGTCAGTATCTTAAGTAAAACGATGAACAACGATGCCGTGGCTGCCACAGAAACACTCACAACTGCCATGAATCAATATCAAATCTCGCTCACAGACCCTATACAAGCGTCAAAAGAGATGGCAAGAATGATGAACGTGATGGCGGCAGGGGCGAAAGAAGGCTCTGCTGAGCTGCCCTTTATTAAGCGAGCTCTTGAAAATGCCGGCTTGGCAGCCAAGACCGCAAATGTCTCATTCGAAGAGACTAACGCGGCAATACAGGTTCTTGACAAAGCCGGTAAGAAAGGCGCAGAAGGTGGCGTGGCATTAAGAAACGTTTTGGCGACGATATCGCAAGGAAGATTTTTACCCAAACAAGCTGCTCAAGGACTTAGACAGGCCGGAATAGATGTTAACGTTTTGGCTGACAAGAGCCTTACCCTATCACAGAGGCTGAGCCCACTCAAAAAGATAATGAATGACACAGCACTCATTACTGAGTTATTTGGAAAAGAAAACAGCAATGCCGCTTTGGCTATTATATCAGGAATAGACGAGATGGACAGGCTTACCAATGCAATTACGGGAACAAATACGGCGATGGAACAAGCTGAAATTGTTATGGAGAGTCAAAGCGAAAAAAATGACAGGCTAAGAGCCAAAGTTGATGATTTTAAAATTTCATTGTTTAATGCAACGGGCGGCCTGATTGGTTATGCATCAGTTTTAGGTGAAGTGGGAAGAGATATTACAAACCTTTCACCATTATATACGCTTACTACTGAGCTTATAACCACTCTTACTTCTAAACAAAAACTACTTAACCTGTGGACTAACATCACTGCCATTGCAGTTGGAGGTCTTAGGAAGGCAAAGATTTTGTGGCTACTTGTTACAGGCTTATTAAGCAAAGCAATTGCTATACTGACATCTAAAGAAAAGTTGCAAGCCTTTTGGACATCGACACTCTCTGTACTCAGCAAGGGTGCAGCCATTGCTACAGGCATCATGACAGCCGCCCAATGGGCTTTAAACGTGGCCATGGATGCAAATCCAATCGGGGCCATCATAGCATTGATAGTTATTTTGATCGCCGTGGTGACAACCGTTTCAAAGAAATACGATGAATGGGGCGCGGCGTTGTCCCTCGTTCTTGGTCCGATGGGTCAGATTATAAGGATGATACAGTCATTTGCGGATCATTGGGACAGCATAGTCGAAGCTTTTAAAACAGGCGGTTTTGTTTCCGGAATTAAAAGGATAGGGATAGTTCTCATAGACACTCTTCTTAAACCTGCTCAACAATTGGCCGAATTGCTTGACGGCCTCTTTGGAGGGGATACAATCTTTGGAAAATTTGCAAAGCAAAATCAAGACGTCAGAGAGAAACTAAACCTTGTAACAGAAGGTGAGAGGAAAGCGCGTACTACAAAGGAAAGCATCATACAAACACCTGAGATTCCCGGTGTGAGTACCATCAAAACTGCTGAAGCGTTTGGCGTAAATGCTAATACAGTCAACTCGGAAGCTACAAAGTCCACCCAAGCCGTTGCCACGGGCGGTAGCAAGCAAACTACCATAAATATACAACTCGGGAAGTTGCTAGAAACAGTCAACATAAACGGTAAGGATTTTAAAGAAAACGCAAAAGAATTGGAAGCGCAAGTCACTGATGCCTTGTTGCGTGTTCTCGGTTCTGCGCAAACAGCAGCTATATGATCACGAATAAGGAAATATTATTTGCCAATTTATTAGGGTCTAAGATAGCCGAGGCTATTCCGAGACTTACCAACGTGCAGAACGAATTGATGAAGCATGTGCTACCGCCTATACCTTTTTTACCTCTTCAGAACGAAGAGACGGTAGAGAAAGCAGAATCCGGTTTTTTAACACCGAGCCAAAACAGAGAGCGGCAACAAAGCCGCTTAGCCTTAGAGGCACGTGAGTGGCGGGCTGATTTTCAGAAATCAGAAAACGAACAATTTTTCCCTCTTTCGCTTTCGCTCACAGAAAACGGCCAACGATTTTTGTTGCCATATGAGCCGTTCATTACCGTAAAGGGTAAAAACGAGATTGTCAAGCGTAGAGTGGCCAAGGCCGATAGGCTTAGGGGAACAATAAAGGAGCGTTGGAATGCCGATGATTTTGAGATAAATATTACCGGCGTTTTATATGGCACTCAGGAAGTAGGCAGATATGAAGAAGCCTTTCCGGAGCAAGATTTTATACTTCTTTTTTCATTTTTGAAAGCAGCAGGGCCTGTTTACGCTTGGTCTAAACCCCTGGCTAATCTCGGAATCACAAAGATAGTTGTAGATGAGTACTCTTTTCCCTTTACTAAGGGCGAGAACGTACAGGCATACGATATTAAGTGTAGTAGCGACGACAACTACTCCCTCTTAACGCCACTCAGAGAAAGCGACACAGGTGTTGAATTTACTGAGCGATTGCCTAAGTTTCCAGCTAACATAAATCAATTCACAGGCTGATAATGTTTAACATGGATTGGCGCATAACGTTTGTAAATGAGAGGAGCAGGTCTCAACTGAAGCTCATCGATTCTGTTGAGATAGACAGTACAGTTGATAATTTGACGGACACAGCCGTCATAACATTGCCTGAGGCGGTAATGAACAGGGTCTTTGACATTCAGAAAACCATAGACAGAGGCACTCAACTGCGCATAGAGCTCGGTTATGACGGTAATTTAACCAACGAGTTCGAAGGGTTTGTGAGAGAGGTGACCACCGATAACAAGCAGTTGAAGATACTATGCGAAGATGCTTTGCATTTATTCAGAATTTCAGTCCCGGACAGAGAGTTTATTAACACCACCGTTACCGAGATAGCTCAATGGTTGATAGACCAAGTGGGGGTTACTTACAAACTCAAAGCTGATTATAATGTGGGTTATGAGAAATTTACCGTTAGCCAAGCCACAGCTTTCGACGTCCTGATGAAGTTACAGTCTGAGACTAAAGGCAATATTTATTTTGATACGGCATCCAAGACCCTACATATACACCCTGCTTATGTGGATAAAACCGGCGAAGTGGCATACTCAATGCAGGACAACATAGAGAGCAGTAGCCTACAATGGAAACGGGCAGAGGATAGGAAGGTAGAAGTGACTATTGAAAGCACGGACAGTTCCGGTAAGGTTACTTCATTTACAAAGGGATCAACGGGTGGTGAAAAAATAACACTTAAACGAGAGTCACTCACGCCAGAATCATTGGAGCTCATTGCAGACAGTGAGATCAGAAAAAGAAGTTTTGACGGTTTTGAGGGTTCGTTTGATGCTTGGTTAATCCCTATGGTTAAACCCGGCTTTAGCGTTGGGCTAAGAGATAAAGACTATCCGCACAAAGACGGAACATATTACTGTGTGAGCGTAAAGACCACCTTCTCAGCTTCAGGCGGAAAGCGAACAGTACAATTGGGCATAAAATTAAGCTGATGGACAAGATAGCACAGTTACGAACCCGATTAATAACAAGCAGCCAAGAAGGCGGCAAACCCAAACAGCATGTGTATGCAGGTTCTGTGGTTAGCGTACAAGGAAGGCATTGCACAGTAAAGTTAGCTTCGGGATTGACGGTCACTAAGGTAAAACTCTCAGCGAGCATCAACGATAATGATGGAGAGATGCTGATGGTACCCAAACAGGGAACGCGAGTGTTGATGCTTAGCCTAAGCGGGACAGAAAACAACTTATCTGTAGTAAAGGCAGATGATGTGGAGTACGTATCCTACAAGCAGGGTGATCTCGAGTTACTCATAGACAGCCGTGACGGTAAGGTGGACATACATAACGCACAGGTAAGCTTAGTAGGTTTGATGGATCAATTGGTGCAATTGCTCCGAACGTTCAAAGTGCATACGCCCGCAGGGCCTTCCGGAACTGCGTTGGCTGACGTGGTTCTGAAGATTGATGATTTTGAAATGAATTTTAAAAAGTTACTGAAATAATGGCATTGGACAAGCAAGGGCTGAAGAATGAAATAGCGGCATTATTGACCGACATGATGCTTCGCGAGCAAAACTCAATTGATGAGTTTGCCAATCGCTTATCTGATGCCGTTGACGCTTTCGTAAAAACAGCAGACATCGTTTATACCGAAGGTTTGTCTGCACCTAACGGCCCGGTGACAGGAACATTTAACGGAAACTTGCAATGAAAGGTATAGGCATACAAGTAAACGATAGCACAGACAGCGGCGCTTTCATGGATATGAAGGTAAAAGTGCAGCGCGATTTTGAGGGGAAGATAACTAAAGGATTTGTGGTTGGCCAAACGCTCAGGCAGAACATGGCTTTCTTGCTCATAGCAGAGCAAGGCGAACTGAAGCACAACCCGGAATTGGGTGTAGGCCTGCAGGGCATATTACTCGATGACGACAACTTCTTGGTTTATGAAAACAAGATAAGAAGTCAGTTTCCTTTAGATGGACTGAATGTGAGAAAAATAAGGCTCTTCATGACGGAGCCGGTGGTGATAGAAGCAGATTATGAGTAGTACCGTACAGATTGGGCAGAGCCTTTTAGATAAGGCTATCGAACTGACCGGCAGTGTAGATAACGCTTTTGCCGTATCAGTTGCCAACGGCATGGCTGTTACCGATGATTTAGAGGTAGGCAGTGAAATAGAACGGGCGGGACTAATTTTCACAAACGTAGCCGCGCTTTTTGGAAACACAGCCTGTGCGCTGGCAACCGCCTACTTGCCGAAAGCAGTAGAAGCGGCTCCTGAAGGGATAGAGTTTTGGACGATAGGATCAACATTTATTATATCATAAAATGGCAAGAACACGAGCGCAGATTAAACAAAGCATGACTTCTATGTTTATGGGGAGTTCAACCATATCGTCTATATACGGCTTTCAGACCGGTTCTATATTTGAGGATGAGTTTTCTTTGGCATCCCTTGAGAACATGCTTTTTGAAACAGTTGCCTTTGGAATCATGCTCTTTGAGCAGCTACTCGATGCACATAAGAGTGAGGTCAATGAAACCATTGCCGCTCAAAAAACAGGCACGGCAAGGTGGTACAGAACCAAATCTTTAGCATTTCAATACGGTTTTAATTTGCTGTCTGAGTCTGACGTATTCGACAACGGATCGTCAACCGCTCAGCAGATTGAGGCTTCTAAAGTAGTTAAGCAGGTAGCCGTATCTGAAGCTGACGATGAGAGCAGGCTCATTATTAAAATAGCAGGTGACAATGGTGAGTTCTTGGCGCCGATCTTACAGCCTCAAAAAGAATCTTTTGATGCTTACATTCAAAGGATAAAGTTTGCCGGCATAGCTATAACTGTGATTAACTTTTTGCCCGATAGGCTATTCCTAAATCTCACGATATTTAGAAATCCCTTGGTTATAGACGAGCAGGGCAATAACATATTAGTAGGTGGTAAGCCGGTTGAGGAAGCCCTTTTGGCGTTTGTCAGAGAACTGCCATTTAATGGGGAATTAATCATTGCTAAATTGGTAGATAAGCTTCAGGCCGTTGAGGGGGTTGAGATTCCGCATGTGAACTTGATACAGAGCAGTTGGATAGACCAAGCCACCAACGAGTATGGAGTACCTCAACCTATTGCCGTCAGGAAAGTTCCGGAGAGCGGGTATTTTACAATTGTTGACTTTAACGCAATCAACTATGTGGTATAGTATAGATTTTAGAAAGGTTTTTTTGAATTGGTTGCCTACTTTTTTACGGCTGCCGGCCTCCGCGGCTATTTACGAGAGCCTTGCTGAACCTTTGGCGAGGCTCCACGACGATTGGCTTGTGTTTAGATCTTCAAATCTGTATAAGTTGGCTCATAATGCCCAAATTCCGTTTTTTGAGAAAGCTCTAAATGACAGTTTAGACCCCTCCGAGAGGAGGATAAGAATTATAGACGGTAACAAATTTGGTCGGCTATACATATACACAAATGGCGAGCAGAAGCCTTTATTCTTAGGCACAGCCTACCTGAGAGCGTCTGCAGATTTCGCTGACACAGGCGTTGACTTCATAGTTCTGGTCCCGGAATCAGTATTACAACTGCAGCCTGCATTGCTCAAGTCGCTCATCAACTTCTACAAAATCGCTTCAAAACGCTACAAAATAGATATACTATGAATTTAATAAACATCCAACAAACAGGAGGATTCCCGCTTGAGACCGACACAATTGACAGACTGCAAGCTAATCTACTGCTGATGCAAGCGTTTGGTGAAGCGTTCGGGAATCTTGGTATAATTAGAGGCGCAGCTGTAGTGGGAACTACCGTATCGGACGGCGTGGTATACATCAACGGCGAACTTCTCGATTTTCGTGGCGCACAGCTAGGTACGAATGTCATCATCGTAGAGGAGGTGGAGAATCGTGTATTTGAGGATGGCACAAGCAAAGGTGTATTCGTCACCCGCTACGCCACTTTTGGTACAGCTACCATAAGTTATCCATGGGTGGACTTTGTACGTCCAAAGAATCTTGCCGATCTGAGTAAGATGCAACGAGTTGTAGGCGAGATCATCGATTGGTTTGGCAACCCAACAGCCGTGCCGATTGGTTGGAATATTTGCGACGGCACCAATGGCACACCCGACTTACGCGGGCGCGTGACTGTAGGCTATCACTCTGCAGACTTAGACTACGATACCGTTGGTGAGATTGGCGGAGAAAAAACCGTGACTCTTACAGAGGCACAGATGCCTATACATACACACACGGCTAGCGAGTTAGCCGCAGGAGCGCACACACACAATATTTTTTTAAAAGGAGGAGAGAGCGACGGAGGTAACTCCGGACGAGAGCTACGTCAAGTTACTGAACTCGGAGTATCTAAAACGGTAGTCACAGATAGCCAAGGCAGCCACACACACGCTATTACTGTCAATGCTACCGGAGGTGGACAGCCACACGAAAACAGATCTCCGTATATGGTGATGTTGAAGTTGATGTGGGTTGGGTGAATCAAAAATTAAAAATTACAGATATGGCAAAAGTAAGTTTATCGACAATTAAAAACTGGTTTAAAACTGGTTTAAAACCCACACAGGCGCAGTTTTGGGACACTTGGGATAGCTTCCGGCACAAAGACGATGCTGTGCCTGCCGTAGAAGTGAGTGGGCTTGATGCTCTGCTTGCCGGTAAAGCCGAGGCAACGCACACAACAGACC